CCCTTGTATATACGCTCAACCAGAGGACCCATATTAAGGTAGATAGAATCAGTATCAGAAGCAATAACATAATCAACTCCATCAGTTTTCAAAAGTTTGTTGATATAGGCATTCATCTTGTCTTCAATCCAACGGATAGAAACCTGACCAGACAAAGTGATTGCCTCAGCATTTGCTAGTTTGTAATAGCGAAAATACTGATTGCCGATAGCACCATAAGCAGAGTTAAGTTGAATCTTCCTCGCCATTTGGATGTTGTTACACCTAGCAATCTCTTTTTCCAGTTCTTTTGTCTTTTTCTTTTCATATTCTTGTTTAGCAGCAAGCATTTTCTTTTTGTAGATGGTGCGATCTTCATAGATCTTTTCCATCAGTTCAGGAAGAAATCCACGCACATCCTTACGGAACATTGCCCCGTTAGCACAAACTGCCTTGTCCTTATACAGTTCAAACGTAATATCCTGGTTTAGAATCTTATCCACAGTTACTGATGGGTGCCTCTCATCTAGAAGTGTTTCTGGTGAGATATTATACTGCATAATGAGGTGAGGATACAGGGAGTTCAAGTCAAAACTCACTACCCAATCATACTTTCCAGGAATAGGTTCCTTAACGTATGCACCAGCATACTTAGAGTCTTTATCTGAACGCTCCTTGGGAGGAATCACGATGTTCCTCTTCTTCAGATAATTGTAGATAATGGTGTCCCACATCCGAACTTGTGAAAACACATCAGCATAGTTTGCTTTGGCGTCATACGCCATGGTGATTGCAAGTTCAATCAGTTTCATCTTATCTTCCAGACGGTCAACAAGTTCCACGTCAATGATGTTATATTCTACAAACTTTTGCCAACCTTTGGTATAGAAGTCCTTAAAGGTATCAAACTCAGAGTGGTCAAGTTTTTTCTGTCCAAGTTCTACATTTGCAATATGATCCAGACGATAAGACTCTTGTGCTTTATAAGTGAACTTTTTATAAAGATTCAGATAATCGAGTTGAGTAATACCACCAACATCATAAGAAATATGCTTACGACCAGCAATATAAATCTCCGTTTCAGTCACAAGACCCCATGGAGAAATGCGTTTCATCAGTTTCTCACCTAGAACACGATCTAGACGACGAACCAAATATGGAATATCATAAAGTTCACTATTCCATCCAGTCACAACTTCTGGAGTATTGGTTTCAACCATCCACCAGTTGATAAAGTCGTTGAGAAGATCATACTCACTTGAAAAAGAACGGTACTCAACATTCTTCTGTTGATTATTAAAAGGACCTTGACCCCAAGTGCGAATCTTCTTAGAAGAATAATCTTGAATAGTGATAAGAAGGACTTCCTCTGCAGCAGACTCTACATCAGGGAATCCGTTTTCAGAGGCAACCTCAATATCAAGAGTGGTAACTTTGATCTTACTAATATCAAACTTGAGTTCCTCTTCAGGATACATTTCAGAGATATACTGATAGATGTATCCAGTATTTCCATAAATTTTAAAGTTTTCTACTCCATCATATCTTTTTACAAACTCACGACAGTCACGAACAGAACCAGGTTGAACTGATTCAACATATTCCCCATTCAAGGTTTGATATTTGGTTTTTTTATTAGCAGGGACAAAAAGAGTCGGGTTAAACTTCTCACGAGTCATGAAGTGTTGACCATCTTCATAACCACGAACAAGAAAGTTGTCCCCGACCATCTGGACGTTTGTATAAAATCTCATCAGGCAGTCAGTTCAAGATACTTTTCAATAACTTCAGGTGTTGGATCAGCAATCGTAAGAATACGATCAGAACTAATCATCATTTCTCTTTGAAATGTTGCTTGTGGCCAGGGTTTCATATCATCCACACCAAAAAACTGATATGGGTTTACTAGTTTGCAATTTGGTTCTCCAATATCAGCGAGAACTTCTACAACTTCTGTGATGAGAACATTATCAACATCAAGAAGAACACATTTAACAACTTTATCCATTAATTTTCTCCTCATACATTTGTTTAACAGATGCAACTGGTTCTACAACAGTCACAATCCAGTCCACTGGAATTGTAACATCCTCATCAGCAGAAAGTAAAATCCAAGGAGATAAACTCACTTGAACTTCACGCTTAGAATCATCAATCACATCTTCGGTCAAAAGAACTTCTGTTCTTACTGCAACCTTATGTGGTTTATTTAAGAGATAAGCAACTGCTTCTCTATTACCAGTTTCAGAGTCTTCAGACACCAACTCTTTCACATCAGAAATGAGTGTTTCACCAGACTTTAACAAAGTTAACTTGATAGTCATTTTAAGAGTATTCCTCCAAGTATTATAGCAAAAAGAAAGAGGGGCGTCAACTGGATTTTGCCAGTTGCCCCTCTACGGCAAAGCGCCGACGATATTCAAAGATATTTAGTCACCATTACCTCCACCACCATCACCTGCACCACTTCCAGGGTTAATTGGAACTGCTCTTCCAGCACCAACATTGGTTACTCTACCTTTATGATAAACCTTATGCTTCCAAGCAGCTGGATATGATATGGTTTTTATCTCATTAAGAAACTGGGTGAAGGTCTTCATACACCGTTTTTCTTTTATTTAGAGATAGTCCTTACGTGCATGATGTTCTGGTACTACTTTCCCAAGTACGATCCGTAAAAGTCCGTCTTCAAATGTGACTTCGCGGACTTCTGTGTCGTCGGATAAAGTCCACGCTCGTTTAAAACTTCTGCTAGCCACTCCCTTGTGGATAAACGTCCTATCCGATTCGGCATCTGCTTTTTGTCCTTCGACAAAAAGTTTTCCATACTCCGTGAAGACATTGACCTCCTCCCTCTTAAAACCTGCAAGTGCAATTTCTAAATGCGACTCTACATTATTTACCTGAACTAGGTTATAAGGTGGATAGTTTGTTGAAGTTTCGTGAATATTAAAAATGCGGTCAAAGTATTCATCCATTCCAATACTATTGCGCGTGATTCTTTCCATCAGTGCAGGAAGATCCGCAGCAGTATACCTTGTGAGGTTAGTCATTATGGTAGCTCCTTTAAAAGCGAGTTTGTGTTTTGTGGACCCTTACGGCATCCAACACTAATTATACAACAAGCACAAAAAAGGGGAGTGTTGAACTCCCCACTTTATTATTCGGCATCCTCTACCTTTTTCTTCTTTGCACCAATATTATACTTGGTTTCCAAAATCCAATCACCCTTATCCTTATAAGCAAGAACCTTAATCTGGTTCAGGGGTGCAATGTCTTGAATCTTAGTCAGGTCTACAATCTCAATCAGACCCCAATCAGCAAGAAGTTGGGCAATACGATTGCGACGCTGAACATCATTCACAGTCAGGTTAGCGTGTTTGCCGTCCAGAGCAAACAGTTCTTTAAAGTGAACGAGGTAATACCTACCTTGCTTGTGCAGAATATGACAAGACTGATAGATTTTCTTTTCCTTTCTTGAAGCTACTCCGATACGGGTCAAAGTCTCACGAACCTTAAGAAAATCATCAGGTTCATTGAGAATCACTTCCACCATTTGGTCGGGCGTCCACTTCACTTCAGGTTCTTGAACGACACTCATTTTGTTCCTCCAGTTTCAAATTTCGATTTAATAAATGTTAGTTGTTCTTTAGTAAGAATCCTCAAAGCTTGTTTTGCCTTTTCATTACTAAAACCATAGTAACGTTTAACATAATCAAGGTCTTTGATTTTATCTTGTCGGAGCCAGGGAGAAAATCTCTTCTTTTTCCTCAGACTATTTATAAAAAAGTCATATTGAAGTTTTTTGGGGAGGAAATGATACTGATTCATTTCGTTCGCAAACATAATACAATCAATGTGTCCAGAGAGGCAGCGATTAATAATATAAGGTGCATATTCCTTCTCAAGTGAAGGGTCTTCGTCAATCAGGTGTTGCTTCGTCTGATTGATCGAGTTTAACCAGTCCTTCAATTCCATAATTAAAAAGCAGTAGTTCTTTACGTTGTTTTTGCTCACGCATATATTCACCAACCGAACGCATTGTGTAAGTTAGATCAAACTCGGCAGCGTTCCAGTTTTTAAACCTATCTTTTACAAGTTGATCGGAATTATAACTCACCAACTGGTCCATATCGTTAGCATCGCAGTCAGCAGCAAACTTATCGTGATCAAATCTTTTGTGCATTGATCCCTTATTCCCATAGAGATTATCCTTAATGTCATAAGGAGGATCGAGATACATAAAAGCACCCTTGTTTCCATCCATCAGATAATCATACGAGTAATTAGTTATACGCCAATTTGCGATTATTTCAGAATACGCAGGCAGTTTTTCGATCCCTCGCAGACTGAAGTTGGAAATGGAGGCTTGTTGAGAAAATGATGAACTCTCTGTGAGACCGCTGAAAGAACACTTATTAACAACATAAAAAGCCACAGCACGATCAAAATTTGACACGGTTTTGTCATTGATCTGTTCCTTTGATTTGAGGAAAAGTTCTTTCGCTTTGCCTGGGGTATTATTTGCATTCTTTAAATCAACTAGTTCACTTTTCAAATCATACCCAAACATCTGGAGTTGCTGCCAGAAGTTTACAAGAGGTTCATACAAATCATTCACCCAAATATCTAGGTAAGGATATTTCTTGGTGATGTGAATCG